TCTTTCGATGGAAAGCACGCTGTCCAGGTGGTGGTTTTCAGCCGTGTAAGTCATTACCGAATGATCAGGAGTGCTCACCAATCCAACGAACACGTTCGGTATGCCGTATACATCGAAGTTGTCCGACATATCCGGGTGAATGGTCGACCCGGACCCGGACTTGTAAATGAAGTCCGGCACGGTTGCGCTGCGCTTTTTAATGCACTTCGCATAACCGTTGCCGTCCATGTGTAGAGATTCGAATCCGGCTTCCTCCAGCAGGGCGTTAAGGCTGTTCAAGATGTTGTCGCCGACAGCAAATTCCCGGTCGATCTGGAGCGCGTTCGTCGACTCGTCGATATACTGGCGATTCAGGCCGCACTCCGTCAGGATCTGGCTGAAAACAGTCGTGTATAGCGTTCCTGCAGCAAAGTAGTGCCTGGCATCAAATGCTGACTGCGCCAGGATATAACTTTCGTCATACAGTTCCAGCTTCGTCTGATCGTACGCAGATCCGTACGTCTTCGGGCTGGAGATCACCATGAACACACCTTCCCTGTGCTCCGCTCCGTCATCCGTGATGATCACCGGCGAGATCCTGTCCGACATGGCTTCAAAGGTCGGAACAGATAAGCGCATCATATCCATGTTGCAGGTGATAGATGCGCTTCTTTTGATCTTGGATTCGGCGTTGTAATTGACGCTGCACGCCTGGACCGGAAGTTCCCCGATCGGAACATAGTTGCGCAGGACATCGATCCTATACTTCATATTCGATGCCCTCGCTGTAATCTGTTTCCTCCAGGGTGAACTGGTATTCGTGCACGCCGAACCAGTTCAGCGAACTTTGGACTGATTTGCAGATCACCCAGGCTTTATCTCCCCTGAAGTTCCGGTAGAAGTAAATCTTACCGAGCTGCAGCTGCTCGGAGCACGCAACCGTCCACGTCCGAGCAAGCAGTTTGCCAACGTGGTGAACCGGCTTGGTTCTGCCGAGGTAACTGACCGAAACGACGTCCAGCGTATCCATCGAAGTGATCTGTGGCTGCTCATCCAGGCGTTCATTTACGTAGATGATCTCTCCGTCAACGGTGATCAGCGCCGGCTTCCTGCAGGTGTACATCGCGCTCACGGTTGTATCTCCGAACGTGTCGTCAGCGTTTACGCCGCGTACAACATAGTTGTCGACTCCGTTGCAGAAATAATCCATGTACTCCCCAGCGGCCGTCTGCGCAACCGGGATTCCGTTCCGAATTATGTAATGTGTGTCGAAAGATCCGGAGATCGTGAGCTTGTTATAGCCTTCCTGCATTTCAACCGATACGGCAGGCCCGGACACACCGGCCGGCTGTGTGAACGATACCGTTGCCCAGTCTGATAACTGCCCCAGGCTGTTTGCAACCCGTACCTTAATCAGATACGCGCCGCCAGGCAGGTACTCGTTCAGGAAATAGCTTTTATTCGGCGAATAGACCCACCCGGAATCATAATCTCCGACCATGACCTGGTACGCCAGCTGATCGTCTGCGTTCCACGTTACTGTCAGCCTGCCGGTTCCGGATATGGCCGAGATTGTCGGAGGATCCGGAGGAGTGTTGTTGACGAACGACAGAACGTTTGACCAGTCTGACGCAACGTCTGCGGTGTTGTAGCCCCGCACCCTCCAGTACACGGTCCCGGACTGCGAAACGGTCGCTTCATACGAAGTCTCAGATCCGGCTGCGTGTGATGCGATATCTGTCCACGTCAGCTGATCGGTGCTGGTCTGGATGTCGAATGCCGTCTGTGCTGTGCCTGTCGGCACTGAATAATTCCAGTTAAACTGCGCGGTCCCATACAGGATTCTGTTCGACGGCGAAAGAGCTTCAACCGTAGGAACAGCATCCGCTGTGTTTATGTTGACAACCGCCGTGTCGTATGTTTCGCCCGAATCCGCATTCGCCTTGATGTACATATCGTACGTTTCCGAAGACTCGAAAGTGTTGGCCGGCACCGTCACTGTTGACCCGGTGAAATTGATGCTTGTGTATGATCCTGCGCTTGTCTTTTTGTAATACAATATCCCACCAGCCACGGAGTACTGGTTCAATGCTTCAGAGTAGTATTGTGCCGAGACCGTGATGTTGAGAGGCGCGGCAGGATTGTGGTACCCTCCGGCGAAGTTGGTTGTAGCAACAAATGGAAATGTCGTTACAGGCGAAAATGCCAGGCTGAACCCAGAGCCGGTAAACGTCTGATCTTGCGTCTGCCGGTATATGCCGTCATCCGAGTAGAACGCCTGAACTATGGCATAGATTATCACCTTGCCGTTACGCGCGATCAGTTTACCGTCCCGCCACCAGGCGGTTCGTGTTCCGTTCTCGTAATCAACACCAGAGTACCCAACGGTCTGGGTGTTTACGTCGAAGTATTCGCCAATCGTCGGATACGCAGACGTATTCAGAACATAATACGATTCGGTCCACTTATCGTTTTGCGGGATTCTTGTGAACGTTGATGCGACGGTCAAGTAATTCGCAGAAGCATGCGTGTTGAACGTGTCTGCGTCATACACCAACACAAAATTCTGGCCGGCGTTCTTAGTTACCGGTTCCGTCAGTCTTGCGGTGATAATGCCCGTGTCGCGGTCACGAAGGTATATCTCAATCGGGTTAAATGGCATATCAGATTACCTCCCCCATTCTCTGCCTCCGCTGCGCTTCCTGGGACATCCTGACGATGTCGTTAAACTCGCGGACGCTGGACGCGTCGATCTGAACGTTGTACACGTTTCCGCCTGTTGCACCATAAACGGTGCTGTTGCTGACCGGTGTGATCGTCGGCATTGACCCGCTCAGGTCAAGGATCTCCGGGCCGCTTTCGCCGACAACAGACTTCACGGATGTGACCACGCCGCCGTTGGCATACTGATTGATCCCGTGCTGGCGGTCCCACTCATCCCAGGCTCTGGAAGATGACGAACCGATATGGTCAAGATCAAGCAGGCCGAGCGACAGTGTGTTGAGCACATCGATCAGGCCGTTGATCGCCCTCTCGATTGTAGAGATGATCGGTGTCAGGAACGAAGCGATCCCACTAAATGTTGTACTGAAGATGTCCAGCAGGCCCCCGACCACAGTCCCGAGAAGCTCGAAGACCGGAGTCAGCAGCTCGATTGCAGTACCGATCGCGCTGAACACCGTTGTCGCGATATTCTGGATCTGCGGCATGTGCTCGACTACCCAGTCCAGGAAGCTCTGGAAGTATGGCATCATCTCTTCGCCGAGCACTCTTCCTGTCGCTTGGAGTGACTGCTGAATCAGAGACAGCGTGTCTCCGAATGTTGCAGATGCCGCTACAGAATCCTCTGACATGATCAGGCCATACTGCTCGGTCTGATCTAACAGCTCTCTGGTGGCTTCCTCTGTCTGGTTCAGCAGTGGAATCATGTTCTGGCCGGACTTTCCGAAGAGATCTGTCGCTGCGGCTGCCTTCTGCGTCGCGTCATCCATTCCCTGCATCGTATAGACCAGTTTTTCAAACATTTCCTCTTGTGACATGCTGTTAATGTCTTCGATCGCGATCCCCAGGTCTGTGAACTTCTGGATCGCTGATTCTGACCCATTCTGCGCATCTGCCAGCGTGGAAGTCATGGTCTTAAAGCCTGCAGCCATCGAATCGATGTCTCCGCCTGCCATGCCGATCACATCGTCACATTTCTGATATGCTTCTGTACTGAGACCCAGCTTCTGGGACATCTTGTCGATGTTGTCACCGTAATCGGCAACGGCTTTGGTCAGGTCGAAGAGCTTGTCCGTTATTGCAGCAACTGCTGCAACACCGGCAACGGCCCAGGCCCCCATCAGCACCTGGCTATCAGATAACTTGATGCCAAAATCGCCAAGAACGTTCTGGACGGTTTTGAATGCTGCGTTAAGTTCCCTGCCGGCACCGCTTCCGGACGATGCCATATCGGCAAAGCGCTGCGCAGTTTTCTGTGCGTCCTTCTGTGTGTTGTGCAGGGAATTGATCGCTTCGTCATTCTTGATCAGGATGTTGCCCCACAGTTTGAATAGTTCCATCGGCCTCCTCCTTTCTCTTGAAAGCGGCCTCGGCCTGATCCAGTTCTGCCCGGATCTCCGACATCGGCCTGCTGTCTTTTTTGGTCATGCTGTAGAAGTCATTAAACGAAACATAGGTCTCCTGTGTCATTCGCGGAAGAAGCGCGAGATAAAGCCTGTAAACAATCTCCTCGGCGCGATCTTCTTTGATCCGGTTGACCAGTTTATCGAAGTTCTTAATGCTCAGCCTGGAAAGAACTTCGTAGTCATAACCTTTGGTAAGCTGCACAAGCCCGGTTATTTCGTTGCCTGTACAGACCGAATAAAAGCTTCCCATTCACCAACCTCGGCGATCTGGGCGAGCCCTTTGCAAAATTCAAGGAACGGCATGCTCCGGAGCTCCTCTGCCGGAATCTCAAACGGGCCCGACAGGAACTCATAGATCTTCCTTCTGCTGGATTCCGTTGCGGCTTCCTTAATCAGCACCATCATTGCCATTCTGGCGAAGCCCTCCGGATCAGATCTGTCAGCGTCTTTCAGTTTCGAATAAACAGCAGGCAGCGAAAACAGATCTATCAGATTGGATGCGTTGAATACGTCATCGACATTTAACTTTCTCATTTGGCCTCCTTGAATTTTGAAAAGGAGCCTCCGCGAGGAGGCTTTTGATTACGATTACTGCAGGGTGTCCAGGAACTCGATCGTGTACGGTGCGGTGTACTGCCAAAGGTCAGTCTTTGCCGCGTAGCAGGCTTCGTAAACGATGTTGGCGACAACCTCGTCACGCTCCGTGAACTGCCAGTCGATGTTCGATTTAACAAATGCATTGTTCAGCGTATAGCGAACATATTTGCCGCCCTTGGTCTTGGCGATAGCGACAACCGTGTGGTAATCGGCTGTGTCCGCAACAGCACCTGTCGGCGTGACAACGCCGGATGCTTCGGAGATCGCCGGGTACAGCTTGGCGAAGTCTGCAGCGGAGATGATCAGCTGATTGAGAGACAGTGTGGCCCGCTCTTCGTCGAGGATCTCACTGTTGACTGTGTCGCCCATGTCACCGTTCGCGGCAATCGCATGGAACACGCGCTGGACCGTCCAGCTGCACGCTCCCCTGGAATAACCGAGATCGGTTCCGTCGACCGTTACCTTGCAAATGCCAAGAATGGCAAGGCTCTTATCATAAGACATTTATCTATGCCCTCCTTAAAACCGTTCTTCATAACCGACCACGGTGAACCGGACATCTTTCCGCCGGATCAGCTTGTCTGCTTCCTCGACTTCGTCCGTTGAGTCGTAGTAGAACGTATACGTGATTTCGTCAGTAGTGAATGACTTGAAGTAAAAAGCGGCTTTCACGGCTTCAACCATTTCGTCAAGATCGGTTCCGTCGCTTTCTTCGTTCACCTTGACGATGCAATTCACCGTCAGTGTGTAGTCGTTCCTCTGGAAATATGCCTGCATTTCATCGAGATGGTAGACCAGGTAATTTGCCGGCACATCATCGCTGGCTTCCACATTGTATGTTGTGTACAGTTTCGACAGTTCCGAATAGATCAGTTCCTTTTCGCTAATCATCCGGGTTCACCTCCCTGTACAATACAAGCTCGATCTTCTGGCGGTCAGTTCTGTATGTCCGAAGTACTTTATAGACGGTTCCGTCATACATTACCCGTTCTTCACCGTTGTAGTCCTCCTGGCGTAGTACCAGCGTCAGTTCCGGCTTAAGACCAACGGCGCGTGCCTGGTACGTTTCTGTCATGCGGATGCTTTCCGGATGGCACCATACCTTTTCGCCCCAGGTGATCCTAGGCTGAATCTGGCCTCTGGAATTGACCTGTGACTTGCTAAGAACGCCGAGCAGACAGCTCTCAACCATCCGCCAGCTCATACGCAGACATCCTCCATGTAGCCGCTGAACGAACCGAGTTCTGCGTTGAGAATCCTGAACCGTTTTTCCCAGGCTTCCCGCTCTTCGATTGTGTTGCCGGAGTAATTCGCGCCGGCATAAGCTTTGCAGGCTTTGATGATCAGAGGATCGTCGAGATCATAGCCCGGTTCGATTGATCTGTTCAGTTTCTCCAGGCACTCGTCCACCAGGTCGCCGATTTCGTCTGCAATGTCAGCGTCCGTTGTCGACACCCGCAGTGAGTTTTTTACTTTCGTAATGATTTCTTCTCTTGTCATTGGATCCTCCTATCATGGATGAAAAGAGGCAGATTTTTCTGCCTCTTTATCTTTTCGCTTAGGCGATGTAAGCAGCGCTCAGGTTCTTCCGCATAGTACCCTGGGCACGGAGGTAACCGGAGACGATGACATGATGTGCCTTGATGTCACGATCGGCTTCGATCATGATCGGCTGTACTTCGTTCAGGACGAAGTCCTTCGGATCGACGACAGTGACCTTTGTTGCAGCACTGTCCAGCTTGACTTCGCAGCCGAGCGTAGTGCCGATGTTGAACGGAGAGCCGGAAGCAATCGCGCCAACGATGTTGTAGTAATCGGTTGCCGGCGCATAGATAACCGGACGGGACGCTGTAACAGCCTTGCCCAGAGCGGCCTTGATGTCAGCAAACAGGTCAGATGTGGCTGTGACCTTCTGAGCAGTTGTAGCGTCTGTCAGGATCTGCGCAAAGACATCCTTTGCCAGGGACTCGCCCAGTTCGGCAGCGATTTCTTCCGCCAGGTAGTCTTCCAGAGCACCGGCGCTCATCTTTGCTTCTGCGTATGTCAGCTCAACATACTTCTCATAGTCGTAACCATACAGAACAACCTTGACGAAGGTATTGGCTTCTTCGGCCGCAGTGGCTGCGCTGTCGAGCTTCTTTGCTGTGCGGACAGCGATTGCGGTGTGCTTGGTGACTTCCATTGCAACACCGGACCGGACTGTAGCGATGTCAGCCAGGATCGGATGTGCTGTGTGAATGTTGTCCCAGATCTTGGTGTCAAGAGTCTTCGGGATTGCGATAGCATCGCCGTCGCCCGGAGCGGTGCTGTCTACAACGATGGCACGCTGCTCAGCGGTCGCATAGTTGCCCAGGACCGCATAGAATGCGTCTCTGTATTCTTTTGTTTCAGGTCCAAACATTTTCTTTTCCTCCTGTTCGGTCTTGTTGAGCTCGATTTCTGTTGCCTTGGATTCGTCGAAGGACCGAGCTTCTTCTTCCTTCGCTTCAAGTTCTGCCTTCTCGGCAATCAGGGCAGCTGAGCGCTCTTCCATTTCGGTGATTTCAGCAGACAGCTTTTCCAGATCGGCCTGTTCGGCAGTTTCGACTGCTGTGTGGATCTCCGCGGACCTGGTCTCAATCTGAGCCAGTTCTTCGTTGATCTCAATCAGTCTCTTCTGCATAGATTCCCACTCCTTTCCAGTAACGCCTTCCGCAGTTCCTCCGTATGCTTGGCACTCTCCAGTGCGGCTTTCGCGCTTTCCAGCTCGTCATGGACGCTCTCCAGCGACCGGGCGAATACTTCGGTCTGCTCATAGGCAGGGAATGTGCACACGGAAGCCTCAAGGACCTTCCCGATCGACACAATGTGCCGGGTCGGATGATCGCTCTCGAGATCTTCCCATGCATCTTTATCGACAGTGAACATAAAGGACATACCGGTAACGTCCTTGCGTTCGACTGCTGATAACACTTCTGCTGCACGCGGATTCTTCTCCACGTCCAGATCGGCGCGGATGTGCAGCCCGTCATCGCTGACGGTCAGCTGCATCGTGCTGTTCTCGTTGTTGTTCCGCGACCGCGCCAGTGGCAGCTGTGATGTGTCGTGATTCACCAGGAGGCGGACGTCCTTCAGATCCGTGCTGTCCAGCGCTCCTGTGTCGATGACTTCATCCCACCAACCGAGATTTGTACGAACACCGAAAACGATCGGTGTTCCCTCTATGACACTTTTCTGTCTTTCTTCATCTTTCCGGGATTCAAGTTCTCCTGTGAACATCCGGATCTCTTTATTCTTCTCCATCGTCGTCCCCTCCAACGTTTTGATATTCAGCCAGGTTCTGGCCGTTTGTATAGTTAAGCGAAATCAGGATCTCGTTGCCGCCCTCCTCATCGCTGAGCGGAGGATACCCGAGCATCTCCCTGTACTCGTTCCGCCGGAACAGCCCCAGCTGGTTGGTGACGCCAATCATCGCTGTGATCGCGCTCATCGGCTGATACTTAACCCGCGACATGTTTGCCTCGATTTCGTTGCCGAAACCAATCTCCCGTTCTGTGTACAGCCCGTGAGTCAGCGCGTTCGTCAGGAGCATCGCAAACGGCTCCAGCCGCCCTTCGTAGATCGCTTCGTACTGCTGCGGCGTAAATGTGTTCGTTATGAACGCTTCGTTCACGCCGAAATAGTTGAACACCATCTTCTTTGCTTCGTTCATCGTCTCGGCATCGATGACGTACGGTTTCGACTCCAGCGGCATATATTCGTATTTGCCATCCAGAACCATCACGCCTCCGTTGTTCTTTGCCGTCAGGTTGTCCTGGACGAATCTGTCCCGAGCTTTGATCAGGTCTTCCTGTTTGATCACGTTCATGCTTTTCAATATGCCGCGGATGATCGCGCTGTTCTTGATTCCCTCAACAATGCCCTGGTTCTGTGCCGTAAGCAGGTCACAAACCGGAATCAGTGCGTTGTTGTTTTCACCGACCAGATCGTCTGTCATGTAGTGGTTCCGAAGATGGATCAGATAGTCATACGGCACGGTGTATGTGTTGCGGTAGTTCATCTGGAACTGCGCAATCAGCGTGCCCTTGTCTGTCTGATAAAGCTTGAACCTCTGATAGTTGATCGGCCACAGCGCAACCAGACGACCGTCTTTGTACTCCGGCCAGATGAAGACGTTATTTGTGGCATAGAAAAGCGCTGCCACCTTGTACAGGAAATCGTACGATGTCATGTACTGGTTCGGGTGCCTGATTACTCTGGCAACGTCCGATGTCCGGTCAACCTTCTTCACGGAGTTGTCCCGGTCAGTGTACATAACTGCTTCCAGCTGCATTTTGCCGATGTTTCTGGCCAGTGCGTCGATTGATGCCCTGATCAGATCCATTTCAACTATGGCCTTGTCAAAGCTCCGGACGTCATACTGGTTGATGTCATAGCGGAGGATGTCATGCCTCTGCCGTTCTGAGCCGGTTCGGCTCCGTCTGAATATTCTGTCTAAGATTGACATGTCTCATCCTCCTACCCGACAGTGTTCAAGTAATCATCTCTGTATTTAACGAAAATGGTGTAAGCATTAAGCAGTGACACCAGCCCGTCTATTCGTCTTTTCTGCTGGATCTTCACCGGCTGGATCGTATCCAGGGATCCTGTTGTTTTGACGCCTGTGTTGGACAGGCACCATTTGAGGATCGGGTTATTGTTGTAATTGATCCGCTTGTCCGTCAGCATGCTGGCGAGTTCCTTCATCGGTGCGGACCACGTGATCGGCCCCTGGGCAACCTTTTCCATGACGCTGGCTCCAAACACACCGGACATCTCCTCTGCCCAGTAGCCGGCCATTGCACGGTCATAGCCGCATCGCCAGAGATCAATTTGATACTCATCCTGCATCTTCTTGAACCACGCTGTAACGTCGCTGTAATCAACCATAGCGCCTTCCGACAGTGTCATCAGGCCGCGGTCTGCCCACACCCGGTACGGCGCTTCTGACGCCTTCATGGACTGATTCTCGACCGCTTCCACCCTGCCCCGTGGCAGGAAATAATGCTGCAGCACGTAGAATGTATCGTCCTCTGGAACGCGGATCAGCAGTGTGGCGCACGTCAGGTCGTACACAGAGCTGAGGTCGCAGCCGGCTATGGCGTAGGTGTTGCGGATCTTCTCCATATCGAATGTGGCTTCATTGTCCAGCTGCTCCCACGTCAGCCAGGACTCTGCAGTCACGTTCTTTAGGTTGAAATCTTTAGTTAAAACTGTCGGTTTGAACTTCGGATCACTCTTCGCCTTCTCGACATTCGCTACCAGCTTCTGCTTGTCCTTGATGGTGCCGAGCCCCGGATTCGCCTTGATCCACGTCTTCGGATCTGTCCATTCGCTCTGCTCGTCTAACTCATAAACGAGCGGAAGGAAGTGCTCATCCTTCACGTCTCCGTTGATCACCTGCTCCGCGTAGGTATACATGGAGTCAAAGATTCCTTCCCGGTTGAAGCCGGATGTGGTGATCATGAATAGAATCGGCTGCTTTCTGCTATAGTTCGCCTGTTTGACCACATCATATAGATTGCGGTCCTTGATGCTGTGCAGCTCGTCGATGACTGCGCAGTGTGGATTAAGACCATCCAAAGTATTGGAATCGCTCGATAACGG